GCTACTCATCTTGAGGCTGATGATGTCCGTGAAGAAATTGCTCATGCCCGTGCTGGAGAACGTTAATGCCATCACTACCAACTCCGTGGGTTATATTGGGGGCTATAGCTGTCGCTTTAAGTGTGTACCTATACGGACACCATGCTGGCTATGCCAAAAAGGAACAGGAGGATCGCTTGCTGATAGCGCAAAAGAACTCCGAAATGAACAAGTTAAAGGATGAACAAGATGTTAAAGACTCTGAAACTAAAAAGCTTTTTGAAGATGAGCTTAATCATCTCATTGCTAAGCGTCCAAGGTTGTACATCCCCGTCACCCCCTCCAAGAGTGGATGTGCCGCCACTACCACCAACAATGGTAAAGAGACAGCCGAACTTGACGGACAGACTGTTGAAGACCTTATCAGGCTCGTCGCAGAAGGAGACAGAGCAATCATCGAACTCAACTCCTGCATCGACAGGTACGAAGCAGTAAGGAACACATTGCAATGATTAATGCTGCACAACTTTCAAAACTACACATTGGTCCTCAATGGGTTGATGCTTTGAATGAAACGTTCAATCGTTTTGGTATCAACACACCTCGTCAACAAGCTGCTTTTATTGGGCAGTGTGGACATGAGTGTGGCAACTTCCGTATTCTCGAAGAGAATCTTAACTATCGTGCTGAAACTCTTTGTAAGCTGTGGCCTAAGCGTTTTCCGTCGCTAGAGTTTGCTAAACAGTACGAACGTAATCCACGTAAGATTGCCAACAACGTTTACGCATCACGTATGGGAAACAGAGATGAAGCATCTGGTGATGGTTATCGTTTGAGGGGCAGGGGTTGTATTCAACTTACTGGTCATTCTAATTACTATCATGCTGGTCAAGCATTGGGAGTTGATTTTGTTATGGATCCTGACGTTGTTGCTACTCCTAAGTATGCTGCTCTTACTGCTGGTTGGTTCTGGTCTACACATGGTTGCAATGATCTAGCTGAGGCAGGCAATTGGATTGCTCTTACCAAGAAGATCAATGGTGGGACCATCGGTCTTGATGACCGAGTGGCCCACACTAACCAAGCTTTAGAAACCCTAGCTTGATGTTCCTAGTAACTCTTCCTTCTGTTGCCTAGTTACGATGGGCCTCATGCGCTTAGCCCGGTATTCGCGTGATACGAGGTCCATCGCTTTTTCCATATCAGTGACAGTTGTCTGATCTAGTTGGGCATCATGGATCTCCATCACTAGGTTCATAGCAACAAGCTCATCAGCCTTCAAGATAAAGCGTTTATTCTTAGCACCACGTACACCCACTGCGTGTAGTGCATCCAGTCCTGCTTGGATCTCTTCTCTCCAGTCTGCACCTAGCTCTGGTCTTAGCATGATGTAGGCTTCGCACATATTGAACGCTCCTATAAGGATGTCTATATCTGCAAGTGTTGCATCTCCCCTACGAAGAGCATCCATTGCTGCATGGTTCTTGATGCGTAAGGTTGTGCTGTACTCCACCGTCTTGAATGGTTGCAGTCCTTTAAGGACGTAACCGACTACATCCATACGGATGCCTTTTGGTTTGTACTTCTTCCTAGCCACCGTTCTTCTCCTTAACTTTAGCCTCAATAGCTTTTGCAAGCTTATCTGCATGTAAATCACCACCTATGGTGCAGTCATTTACAAGCTGCCACACCTCTTTGTTTGTCAAATAAACCCAGGTACGTTTGGACTCTTGCTTTACTTTTCTGTGGGGTATAGATAGTCCTATCGGTTTTCTTTGGGGGTGCATGTGTGTATGTCTGCGTAAGAATCATTAGGATCAAACCACACTTGTTTGCCACAGGTGTCGCAAACTACTTTGTATGGTTCAGCCTTGTTCTTTTTGAAGATGATGTCGTAGTTGTTACTAAAAACATCGTGATTAGTAGGACGCTGCTTGTCACCTTTGCCTGCTTCATTTGCCATATAACTTCTTTCTCATCATTTCTGCAAGTTGTTCTCTAGCTTCTGCTAGTGCATCAATATTTGGAACCTTCTCTACTTTTATACGCACTTGTTTTTTACGTGATTGTGGCTTGATTGTTGGATCCCAAGCTACACCAGGGACTAGCGTAGTTTTAGGTGGCTCTGGTTCTGGTTCAAACGCTTTGGGATTAAGCACCATACACCTCTTCTTTGGATCCCACACTGATAGGGGGTGGCTCATGGAGTGAGCCTCCTAATATTTTCAGCAGCATCAGCGTCGCCTGTTCCCAATGCAATTTCTGCTGCCTGTTCTTTAGCCATGTCAAACCCTAAGTCGTAGGCATTGACCATAACTGTGATGGTGCTCTCAGTAACACCAACGCTACGTAACAAGTTAACCATCTGTTCTTTGTTCATGCCTTCATCTCCTGCTGCGCTTGCTCATAGCCTGCAATCATTTCATCCCTAAGCTTCTTGTCATTGAGGATTTTGTGAATTACATATTTGTGCATGTGTGCGTCTTCTTTGTACTTGAATGCGTACACTGTTGCGATAGCTGCCCAAGCAAAGAGCAATACATCTACTACTGATACTTCAATCATCGTTGCTTACTCCTTTAGCAATGTACGCTGTGAGTCGTTTGATACGGTCCTGATGGTAGTCAACCATACGTTTGGAATAATCCAGAGCCGTAAGCATTTGCAAGTGCTGACGCTTAGCGTCGTCTAACTCACGCATAGCAAGTTCCTCTGCACTGGGTGTGCGAGTGATAGTGGTCCACATTTCTTTAATGATATTAATAACACCGTTCATCGTTCAACTCCTTCAAGTCTGTCTGCAACAAGTTTGGCATAGCCTGCTATGTCAATCCAACTGTCAGCATAGTTGGGATCTCCGTTAAGGATACGAGCAATTTTATGGACAATCATCTCCAGTGCTTCACACTGGTCTACTTGCAATCTTTCCCAACCATCTAACGATTGCATAGCTTGTTTCAACAACTGAGCTGTATCAGCATTGGCGTAGAAACTTCCATAACGTGATCCACGTTCGTTCAAGATTGCATTTACTTCTGTGGTCATGCTTGCTCCTTAATAAACGTACCCTCTGGTGTGAGGTAGCCCTTGCGATACTGAATCTCTGTGTATGCACCACGCAAACAATCAACAAGGTTGATGTCCAAGATTGCACACACCATGATTAACGTTACAACAACATCACCAACTGCATCCTTGGCATCATCCAAGTTCTTACGATTGATAGCATCAATTAGTTCTGTCACTTCCTCAAGCGTCTTGATAGCCTGAGAGATAGCTTTACCATTCTTCACAATACCTCGTGCCTCACCCCAACGCAACACTTCCATTTCTACCTCTGCATAACTCATTTCAAATTCTCCTTGTCATCTTCAATTGCTTTACTCTTTGCCTGCTCTACTTCACCTTCAGCATAGAGCCAACGCTCTTGTTCTTCTGCGGTCATGTTGAGAGGCATACGCTTTGCTTCTCTTGTCCAGATAGCTAGACTCTCTTGTGTGTCTTTACCAAACGGCAGCAATGCTGCACGCCTAGCAATCTCATCAAGAGCATCGTTCCATCCTTGGTCATACGGTCCTGCCATGTTGTTCTCCTATGTGAGTTCGTTTACGACGTACATAAACAAGCACAAAATAATCAGTGCGGTATTCATGTTATTAAGAACTTGTGCTTGCTAACAACCCACGGGACCGACACAGTTTGTGGTCTTGACTTCCGGGACGTAGTGGCTGCACATAGTCTCCATCTCCAGTGCGGTACGTATCACGCTCATGGATGCTGTTCTGTGGTGGCACAGGCATAGCAAACTGAGCACGAGATACATCTTGGATCTCTTTGAAGTATTGCAAGGGTGTCTTACTAGACATTGTTTGCCTCTCGTACTGCAAAGTTAAGTTTGACGTATTCTGACCAAGCCTTTTCTGTTGGTTCGAGGTACTTAGTACGACGGTTACCTTTTACATGTTCAAGTGTGATCCAGCCTGCTTTACGCAGGTTGTCAATCTTGCGATGCAAGGTAGCTGAAGATGCTAAGTCTGCAAGACTCATAGCTTCAGTCACTGTGAGCCTGTCGTCACACTGAGCAATGATGTCGAGCAGTGCTCGTTCCATTAAGTCCATGCCTTCAAACACTCCACTGGAGTAGGCTAAGAACCTGAAGTATTCACGACCTTCTATCATTTGATATGTTCCTTGATGAAGTTAAACCAATGTTCCTTGTCTGCAAAGATGCAGGCATCCAATCCATTCTTAGCTGCCCAGTCTAAGTAAGTGGTCTTACTCTTCTTTGACAAACCTTGATTACGTTGCAACACATAGAGGATCGTTATCTCCGGGTGTTGTTCTTTAATCAGCACAGCTTTCTTTCTGTCAGCTCCAGTCCACAAACCTTTGGTTTCGATGTACACGTTATTAGTAACAGTGAAGTCAGGTGTGTAGGTGTGGTTGCTTGCAGGGATTACGTACTTGATCTTGTCTTGTTCGTATGGGAGGTTCCAACCTTCTGCTACGCAGGCGGTTTGGAATCGTTGTTCCAGCCCACTGCGGTAGGCTGATTGTTGGTGTCGTTTAGGTCTTGGCATTACGTTCCTCACGAGCAAGCATCCACAGTTCAGCCCAATGGAAAGACTGCTTAACAACATCTTCTGGAGTTGTAGACCCCTTACTTATTGAATGCCAAACACTTTCTTTAGTGATGAGTTCTCCAAGGATAGCGATAGACACATACTCTTTCATAGTCATGTGCTGCATGTTGATGTCTTTGGTCATTGTTGTTCCTGTTGTGTTGTTGTGGGTGTGAGGTCGCTTGCCTGTGGCAGCTCCCACTTGTCGTTTGGTTTTTGCCAGATGTACAGCAGTTGTAGGTTGAGGTGGTAGCGTTCGTCATCGTTGTACAGTTCGCGGCACTTGTCGTACCACTCTTGTTCAGTCTCTAGTTCAGACAAAGCCCGACTAGCTTTGACTGGACCAATGCCTGCTACACCAATGATGTTGTCGCTCTTGTCACCAATCAAACTCTGAAGGTACAAGAACTTCCTACCTTGATCTACACCGACTACCTGTGCTTCTTTCTTTACGAAGTTGTAGTGTCGCCCAGGGATCTGCAACAAGTCTTTGTCGATAGAACAAATGACAGTGCTCTGTCCCACTTTATCTTGGTCGATACCCATCTGGTCATCTGCTTCCCAACCATTACAGACAATAGCTTTGTGTTCCTTTTCCAAGTAATCACGAACTGCTTGCCAGTGTTCTGGTCTTTCATCTGGTCGATGTGCTTTGTAGGTAGGTGTTAGCTCTCTACGGAAGTTACCAGTACCAGTTAGGTACACCTGATATGAACTAGCTCCAACGTCTTCTAAGATGTCTTGCAACATCTTGTCAGCTCTACTCAAAGCTATCCATTGGTCGTCATCAATAGCACTGCACGCACTACGAAACACCAAGATGTCTCCATCTATTAACGCTTTCATTTGATTCCTTAAAGGTGAGGGCTTCGATTTGGTTGATTACCTAAAGGCGGGGCAGAAAGCCAGAAAATTCCCCGCTACAACATCCTCGAATGCTGGCTTAACAGCCCTCGTAAACTTACTCTGCTGCGTTCTCAGCTTCTGCTTCAGCCATGTCAATGTCGCCTGCTGTGTAAGCTTCAAACTTACGAGCAAACTTAATCACCATGTCGAGAGAAGATTCTTCCAAACCAAATGGCTTACCACCATGAGCTGCAATGAACATGTCAGTTGCACGAGCCAATGCGTTCTGACGAACGATGGCACGATCACCATGCAATGCAGGGATTGGGAACACCTTCTCTTTGTAGCCGCTGCTGTAAGCTTTAGCTGGCGCTGCTGTGCTACTAGTAACACCTGCTGATGGAGCTGCTCCGCCTGCTCCTTTACGGATGATGTTCACGGCTTTAGTTTCCATGCCGTATGTACCTGTGTTGCCATCAAACTCAACCTCGTCACCAACAGATGCGTTGTGAGATTTGAAGCCACATTTGACCCAAGTGCCATTGACCTTCATAGAGAAGGTTGGCTTCAAGCCAAATTTAGTGTTTACATCTTTTGTAGAAACTGCTTCTACGATACCTGTCATCATTGTCATATCAAAGTTCTTTCATTTCAAACCAATTTATACCTACTGATGCACCTGCGTTGAGCTTCAGTGCCAGAGGCTTCTCAAAAATACTCTCAAAGTAAACGTGTGTGTTCTGTAATAGCTCAGTCATTCCTTTCACAAAATCGTCAGCAGCATCTAGCCTGACATCAAACATAAGAGAATCGTGAATGGTGTTAACCATCTTCACATCATCTCGTCCTTTCAACAACCGAAACATAATGCCCAACATCATTGGAACAATGTCACCTGTTGCTAAACCTTGCACTGGATAGTTCTTCAATTCAGTTGGACTGAAGTTGTAGCTACGTGATGACCACGAACTATCGCTGTGATACTCCTTAAAACAGAACCGACGACCAGTCTCTGTCTTGTGGATGTATGTCTTAACCTTCTCATGCAAACCTGACTCATCAAGTTCGTATGTAGAGTAACGTTCAACCTGTGCTGCAAAGTCTCTATGCCAGAAAGCTACTTGTGGATAGCGACCATAGAACACATCAACAAACTTCTTAGCCTCATCAAGACTACAACCAGCAGACTTGCTAATAGCTTTAGCACCAGCACCGTAGATCAATTGAAACGTTCTAGCCTTGAATGGTTTACGTTCTTCCTTGGTAGGGTAACGACCAAACATACCGTTGTACAACTCAGAGTGAATGTCAGCACCACTAGAGATGTCGTGAATCAATTGCAAATCTCCAGTTACGTGAGCAAGAGCAACAACTTCCAGTTGGTTAAAGTCCATCTCGACAATCACACCACGATCACCCCAACGTGAGTTGAAGATTTGTTTGATAGGGTTATTAGAGATGTTCTGCAAGTTAGGATTGGTTGAAGACAAGCGACCTGTAACAGTTGCTGTGTGATTCAACTTGCCATGTATGTAGTCTCCTATGATGTGCTTACTAAGACCTTGCACATACGTAGAAAGTTGTTTAGAAAGCTCACGATATTTGAGAAGAGATTCGATGATTGCAATAGCTTCTTTATCGAATGTGTGCTTCAACATATCACCAAGCACAGAGTCATCAACAGACACTTGGCCTGTCTTAGCTGACACCTTGTCAGGATCTGGTGTGTACTTGATGAAGGGCTTCAGAACAATCTCCTTGTCCATCAGCTTGGTCTTGACCTTACCGTTTTTGTAGAAGCCAACTTCTTCCTTTACCTTGACCTTCTTAGTTCCACCGAAGAAGAACTGTGACCATTGCTTAGGACTGTTGATGTCATCTACATGCTTAGCAGCTAACGCTTCCAAGTTAAGCTTGACTTCCACGTACTGATTGACAACCTCAACTGTGTACGTATCAAGAGCAGGACGATCAATGTGCAAACCATTGAATTGCATCTCAGTAGTGGCGTGCAATGCTTCCATCTGTGTTTCAATCAAGACCAACTGACCTTGATCAACAGCACGTTGCCACTGCTTCTTAGCAATAGCTGTGGTATTAGTAACATCTTGTTCCAGGTAAGGAATCAATTCTTCTGGAGGGATCTTGTCAGAACCTAAGCCAGCTTGGAAATACTTCTTGATGGTGTCATCCTTGACAGGCAGACCGTACTTGATAGACAACTCATCAAGGCTAGACCACTTAGTTTGTTGAGCACTCAAAATGTACTCGGCTAACTGTGTGTCCCAAATCTTAAACTGTTGCAGACGTTCTTTAAGCGTAGGATTCTTGTACAAGTACATCAAATCAAAAGCTAGGTTGTGTCCACAAAATACATTGCTTGAATCACATGCGTTAACAAGTGCTTCAAACACTACCTCGGTATAGGTAGTTTGTGGGGCATAACCTGGAAGGTCTTTGTGAATACCCCAAGCAACAACTCTGTTGTCTGGGTGCATAGGGTGAGCTAGTCCTACATCTTCATTGCCATTGAGAGTAGTCTCAACGTCAATAGCTACAAATCTTGGCATCGTGGTCATGGTTTTCCACGTTCCTTTCTTGGTTAAAACGGTGTCTCTGCTGTTACTGCTAGTACTCCGCCGTATTCTTTGCCGTACAAGATGGCTTGGAATACGCAGATCCTATCTAGCTTGCCCTGTAAATTCAGGAACTTGCACACATGCGTTGCAAGCATGAACTTCTTATAGAACTCCTCATCATCAGTAACAATAAAATTCATTGTTCCATTTCTCAATGAAACAAAACCTGTTGGATAAGATGCTGTGTGAGTACCATCTCGTGTGAAGCCGACTTCAATGCAGTCAGCAATCAACATAGTCAGATCATCAGTAAGCAACAGCACATCTTCGTCTGTGTCTGTAGGTGGTGGGTTACAAGTTACCCTGCTTCCAACGTACTCCATCTTCACAACCTTATCTAAGAACGGATTCATAGGTAACTCTTTCTTTGCAAAGTCATAGTCCACGTAGTCCCACGATGATGGTGAAGCAACAGTAGAAGTAGATATAGTTTTAGGACCAGAGGCATGTGACCAAAACAAATCATCGTACTCTTTTGCAATCCTTGCATCAGCAGCTTTACGTTCTGCTGCTGAAGATATGTACGACAGACCTCTAGGGTCTACCCAATCTACTGAGTAGTCTTTTACACCTGATGTCTTTGGCTTTAGCCTTGCAGCTTCAGCCGTGTACTTGGGATGTCTTGCCATTTCTTTTCCTCCAATTGCAGCAATGTTTAGATGCTCGCACACTCTTTCTGGATAGTCTTCTATGTACTCTTGGTGAAACATAACCATCCTGCCATTAGGCAAGAGAAATGTAGTATCACCTGTTGCCACATCTGTTCGACATGGGTACATCAAACGTGGATCTTGATACGATCTACTCATACCTCGCTCTGATTGGATCAATGGTCACAAGGTACTGACCATGACGCTCAGACTCCATTTGTTTAGATCCACCACCAGGCAGCTTGTTCTTAGGAACATTGATTGTTCGGATCATCTCTTCCTCTGGTGACTTAGGTTCCTTGTACTTACCAATAGTAAGCACGGCATCTGCCTCACCAGGTTTGTCAGTCTTAGATCCACGAAGAGCATCAAGACCAATGAACGGAGGATCTTTCAATTCCACAGCGCCAGCAGATAACTGTGATGCTGCAATAACTGGGCCATACGTTCTTGCAAGTTCTCGTGCCCACTTGTACAACTTACCAAGCTTCAGATGCTCAGGCTCATCGCCTTTCACACCATCAACTTTGTCAAGCTGGTCAAAGATGATCAGTCCAGGGTTAACTTCTTTGAACAATGTCTCAAGGTCACGCATGTTGTTGGTGTCCTTGGTCACACGGATCTTGTC